ATCTCTGTAGCCAAGACTCGCAAGGGTTACGGCTCTGCTGTTGCTGACTCTGCTGTGGCTTCGACCACCAAGGGTCTGCGTACTGCATATCCTGGCGTTGAGTGCAACATCGCTAACGTCTGATTCTTTGGGGATCCTTCGGGGTCCCCTTTTTTATTGCATAAGTGTAATTTATTATGCCGACTCCAACATACACAACCACACAACTTGCTGCTGTTAATGAAATTCTGGGGTCGGTAGGACAGGCTCCAGTTACCGTTCTGGATCAAACCAACCCTGAAGTTGCTTTTGCCTTTACCACCCTAATGGATATTAGCAGAGAGGTTCAGGCAGAGGGTTGGTCTTACAACCGAGAATTTGAATACCCAGTTGTAGCAGATACGAATGGATTCATCAATGTACCATCCAATGCGATCTCGATGGATCTCAGTAGAAGCTACGAGAACTCATACTTCGACACTGTAGTGCGCGAGGGAAAACTGTACGACAAACTAAACCATACTTATGCATGGGAGGCTGGTAAAGAATATAAAGTTGATGTGCTGTGGTACTTCGACTTTGATGATCTCCCCCAACCATTTAGGGATTACATCACTGCGAGAGCTGCTTCACGAGCTGCTGTACGTCTAGTTGGTGATGTGAACCTTGCACAGACCCTAGCCGCATTTGAAGGATGGAGACGTTCTATTTGCATCGAGTACGACTGCAATGAGGGCGACTACACAATGTTCGGCTTCAAGAAAGGAAACGACTTCTATAACAGCTATCAACCATTCCGAGCTCTTGCAAGATGACAGCAGTATCTCAAAGAATCCCTAACTTCCTTGGAGGTGTATCACAGCAAGCAGATGAGAAGCTCTTTCCAGGCCAGGTAAAGGATGCTTTGAACTGCTATCCTGATACTACACTTGGAATGATTAAGCGTCCTGGTGGAAAGTTTCTAAGTACGCTGGCTGGTATTGACACAGCTCAATCAAAAGATGATGATGCTTGGTTGACTGTCTTTAGGGACGATGATACCAAGTACATTGTGTCGATTGAGAAGACCACCGGAATTGTCCGTGTGTGGGACATCGCTACAGGTATTGAGCAGACAGTTACCGACACCGCTGGAACAAGGACATATCTCACAGCAAGTGATTACAGGAGCCTGAAGTGGCTCACAATCAACGACTTCACGTACCTGCTAAATACTGAAAAGACGGTAGCTGCTAAGCCGATACCTAGTTGGAATGCCAAAAGACAGGCAACTATTGTTGTCTCTAGCGTTGAGTACGATACGATTTATAAGGTAACAGTAGGTAGCTCAACTTATACATTCACGAGTAGAACCAATTACGTAACTGGTACACCTCCTCCGCAGGTATTGCCTCTGGAGCTATCTGAGATTGTCAATGGAATCTCGGGTGCAATTACTGGTGGCTTTGCAACGAAGGAGATCATTGATAATACGATCTACCTAACATTCTCATCGGATACTGACGTAAAAGGTGAAGCTGGTCCTGATGGTAAGTACATCCGTGTGTATCAGGATTCAGTCGATACATTCAACAGACTACCCGAGCAAGCAAAGCATAACCAGGTAGTAAAGGTTGCAAACACATCAGCAGACAAGGATGACTTCTATTTGAAGTTTGTTGCAGAGAATGGTACGTCAGGCAAGGGATATTGGGAGGAAACTCGTGCACCAAACGTAAGCACAGGTCTAGACCCGACAACGATGCCTGTTGTGCTACTGCGTCTTGGTAATGGTAACTTCCAGGTAGCACCACTTGATGCGAGTGTAACCATCAATGGTTTAGCACTTGCATGGGAGGAACGGCTTGTTGGAGATGAAGAATCCAATGAGCATCCAAGTTTTGTTGGTAACAAGATTGAAGATATTTTTCTCTTCAATAACCGCTTAGGATTCTTGACACAAGATAATGTGTCGATGTCACAGGCTGGTGACTACTATAACTTCTATCAAAAGACTGCAACGACACAAGTCATTTCAGACCCGATTGACTTGAGCTGCTCCAGTATTCGACCTGCTGTATTGAATTCGGTTGTACCGATCTCACAGGGCTTGCTCCTGTTTAGTAATAATCAACAGTTTTTGATGGAAGCAGAGAATGGTGCATGGACACCTGCAAATGTTTCTATCCGTACAATCTCGAACTACGAGGGAGACAAATACCTGCGTCCTGCAGATCTTGGTTCAACAGTGATGTTCGTTAGTCGCAACCAAAGCTGGACTAGAACATTTGAGATCTTCACACGGGGTCAACGTGAAGCACCGACCGTAACAGAGGCAAGCAAGATTGTCCCTGAATGGATTCCTCAATCCATCTCTACTGCTATTGGTAGTGCTCAGAATGGCTTGTGGATTGGGTCTGGGCGTACTTCATCCGACATCTATCTCTTTAGATACTACGAAGAAGGTGATGAACGGAAGATGGCATCATGGGTTAAGTGGAGACTGTATTCAAATGTCATCCACACAGCAATCCAAGAGGATGTTCTTTATGTTCTAACATCTGGCAGTGAGGGTTACAACCTGTTGTCTCACAAGCTTGTACAATCACCAAGTACTGGTGGTCTTACAAACTACTTTGGTAACACCGTGGATCCCTACCTGGATGCATGGTATGAAATCACGTCAACACCAACGTTTGCCGGTGGTGTGACGAAGGTCTACATACCATCGTTCTTTAACACATCTAAGGAGCTGCAGTACGTCGTTGGTCTGCTGAAGGTAAACCCAAGCAACCTGAAGGAGAGCGGCCTTACAGACGCTGTGACAGTCCTCTCAGACGGAGGTGGGGATTACTTTGAAATACCAGGTGATGTAACAGGTAACTACATCTACATCGGATACAAGTACCAGATGGAGTTAACCCTTCCTCGGTATAACTATTCTGCTGGTGACCAAGGATACGACTTTATTGGTGTTACAACCACAGCTCGTATGAAGTTCTACACAGGACTTGGTGGTGCTGTGAACTTTAACGTGAAGGATAACACGCGAGCTGAATGGACAGAAGTATCTGGCGTCCAGATTGGTGATGTGTACCCAGCCGATAGCTCACCATTCAGGGATTCATTTATCTACAAAGTTCCAATCTATCAGCGACCAGACAACTACACAATGAAAGTACTATCTAACAACCCATTCCCTGTAAGCCTTGTGGCGATGCAGTGGGAGGGTCAGTATTCACAAGGTTTCTATAGGAGGGCGTAGGTATGGATCCAGCAACGCTATCCTTACTATTTGGTATAGGATCCTCTGCTGCTGGGATATTTGGTGCAGGTGCACAGGATTCAGCAGCAAGAGAAGCACAGGCTCGTCAAGATAGATACAATCGACAAGCTTGGCGGATGAACAAGCGGAGTATGATGGCGGACTACCGCTACCAGAAACGTGGTGTAAATATCGCACGCCAGAACGAGGAGATGTTGGGGGCATATAAAGATGCAACCAACCTCCAAGACTGGCAATATGCACTGAAGATTCAGGACTACGAATATCGGTCACAGATGAGGCAATATGCCAAGTCTGAACAGATCTACGGCCAACAACTTACCTTCAATAACATGGCAGCCGCTGCTGCTAGGGAAGCTGAGTACCGTCGTCTTGAAGATGCGACCAATGAAATTGCATTCCAGAACCAAGACATTGTGATCAAGGCAATGGAATCGGAAGGCGCCGCTGCTGTGAAGGGACAGCAAGGAAGAAGTGCTAATAAGTCCGAACAAGCTATCGTTGCTTCACTTGGACGTAACCAAGCAATCCTCGCTGAATCACTGATCAGTGCACGTGGAGAGACAAAGGCAGCACTGCAGAAGATTGCTGCTGATAAGTATGGCGCTGACATTGCAGCTGAAGCAGCTCGTATGTTGAAGCCTGAACGTCTGCCACAACCTCCGAAGCCTCTTACTACACCTAGAGCGATCTTCCAAGATCCACGTCGTCCCCGTAACTTTGACTTCGGTCCTAGGCCTGTGTCGGGTGCTGTGGCGTCTTCTTTGCCAGGTGCAGTAATCAGTGGAATTGCTGATATTGGAAGCGGCATTGCAGGACTGGCAACATCTGGTAACAAATACAACTTCAGTTTTGGCGGCGGCTCTAATCAGTTTAGCTCAATTTCAAACAACACAAATCTCGCCTATTCAGGTATCAACCTATTTGGTTAAAACGTAAATGGATCAAGTAAACTACAGAGGGTACGCCCGTAGTATTGGTTTCGATCCGATTAAGGCACCGACAGCTGCAGTTCAGCGTATGGCTGAACGTGACGCCCGTATCATACGTGGTATGGAGGATAACCGTCGTGCTATTAAACAGGTTCGAGATGAATACAGCTCCGGTCTAGAACGAAAGTTCAACCAAGAGGAAAGGAACAGAGATCAGAATTACAGGATGCAGCAGAAGTATCGTGACAACCGAAAGGAAGCGATGCGTACTAATGCACAGACTCAAATCCAAAGCGCCTTGAATCAGGGCAAGTCGTTTGAAGCAACATTCAAAGGCTTAGCTGAGTTCAGTACCACCATCTCCGAAGGGTTGATGGAGTACAAGAAAGCTAAGGATGAAAGCGACATGCTTGACGGTTACATGGAAGCAGCATCTGCTGATCTTTCAAGTGACCGTTTTATCGCACAAGAACAGGGTGAAGCACTCCTACAGAAAGCAGGTGAAGCTCAGGACCAACTAGCAGAAGGATTCCAACAACGTGGTGCTCCTGCAGACGTAGTGATGAATCTTTTGAGCGGTAATAAAGCTCGTGATTATGGCCGTCTTAAGTACTTCATGGAAGCTGCTGTAAGTGAGTTTCCAGGATGGGCACGAGAACGGCTTGATGAAATGGGCGCCGCTACTGCAGCAGATCGCAGTGCTGCTATGCGTGGTCTATTTGGTGAGTTCCTGCAAGAAAATGGTCTGTTCGGTCTGAAGGCAGACTTCATGGCAGAAGGTCTTGTGAAGATGCGTGGTTCTTACAACGCATTGATTGAAGACGCTCGGAAGTCAGACATCATTTCAAAATCGGAAACGATGCGAGATGATGTGATGGAGAATCTCTTCCGATCTAAGAGTGGAGAATCCTTTACTGAAGCATTTCGAGCTATTGCTCGTACCTATGGGGAAGATGGTAGAACCCCAATTGGTATGTCTAAGGCTCGTGCAATGCTCTTCAAAGAGCTGAGTGATACCACACGTTATCTGGATACCGATGTAGAGCGTATCCTAAGCGAAGCAATGACTGATAACGGTCAGAGCTTTAAGGAACGCTTTGGACGTGATTATGATGATCTGACAAAGAACCGTGCCTTAGA